TACTGGCACAACAAGTAGCAGCACCGATTGCTAAACGTATTGGTGAGTTGTTTGTTCCATTAGCTGATGAACTGCGTGAAACAATTGCTGGTGATGACGAACAACTTGTTGAAGGTTATTCAAACTTTACTAAACGTGAACTAAAGAAATTCTTGGAGTTCGTGGATAACATCGTTGCTGATTGTAACCAGATGGTTCAGACTGCTAAAGCGAATCGTGCTCCACGTAAACGTAAGGAAGTCCCTGCATCTAAGCAAGTAGCCAAGATGAAATATCTCAAAGAGTTTGCGGAGCTAAACCTAAAGTCTGTAAACCCCACAAGTATCATTGGCTCAACAGAGGTATGGTACTACAACACCAAATACAAACATGTTGGTGTGTATAAGGGTGAGAATGGTGGAACTCTATCTGTTAAAGGAACTACCATTATCGGTTTCGATATTAAAGAATCAAAGCGTATGACTCTACGCAAACCTGAAGAATTCTTCAAAGGGTTGTCGTTGGGTAAACGTGCATTGAATAGTGCAATCAAAACACTAAAGACTAAACCAGCAGTGCCGAATGGTCGATTCAATGAAGACTGCATTTTACTTGGAGCATTTTGATGATTTTAGTTGATTATTCTCAGGTAGCTCTGAGTAACATTTTATCTTTTCAGCGTGAACTGAAAGGTAGTGAGTCTGAGGTTGTGAATCTCATTCGTCATGTAACTTTGTCTACACTTAAATCATACAAAAAGAAGTATGGTAAAGAGTATGGTGAATTAGTTATTTGTTGCGATGGTCGTAAGTATTGGCGTAGAGAGTTCTTCCCGAACTACAAGGCTAATCGTAAGAAAGCACGTGATAACAGCGATCTAGATTGGACTCTTATCTTCGATACACTATCAAAGATCCGTGACGAGATTAGGGAAAATTTCCCATACAAAGTTCTCCATCTCGAACGTGCTGAAGCAGATGACATTATAGCTGTGCTTGCTAAGTGGAGCCAAAACAATGGACTAATTCAACAGGGGTTGGTGGAAGAACCGCAAAAGATTTTAGTTGTATCTTCAGATGGCGACTTTATTCAGCTACAGAAGTATGACAACATTACACAATGGTCGCCCATTCAAAAGAAATATGTTAAAGCAACTAAGAAAGAGTTGCACGAGAAAACTATTACGCATATCGTTAAAGCAGGTGATGATGGTATCCCAAACATTCTGAGTAATGATGATGTGTTCTTGAATGGCGAGAGACAGAAACCTGTATCCGCAAAAAGATTGCAAGAATTTATTGAGAAGGGATTTGATGCTTGTAAGAATCAAGAAGAGCGTCGCAATTGGCAACGAAATCAAACATTGGTTGACTTTGAATTTATCCCAGAAGATGTATCAAAAGAAATTATAGATACATATGTTAGCTACAAGACGACTGCAGATAAGATGACTATTATGAATTATTTGATAGCCAATAAATGTCGTTTACTATTAGATGAATTGGAGGAATTTTAATGGCTACTAAATTGATTACTGAAATGTTGACTGAGATTAATGATAATCCTGTTACTATAACCAAATATAAAGATAATGGTGCATTGCGTTTGATTTTTGAACACGCATTTGACCCAAACAAGAAATTCTTTTTACCTGAGGGTGATCCTCCATTTAAGGAAGATGCTGCACCGATTGGTATGAGTCCTGCAAATTTACATATGGAAGCCAAGAAGCTGTATGTGTTTTGTCGTTCGGATTTGAATAAGGTGCGTAGAGAATCTCTTTTTATTCAGTTGCTTGAGAATGTTCATCCATCTGAAGCGAAGTTGATTCTTGCAATTAAAGACCAGAAACTAACCAAGATGTATCCAAAGATTACACAGAAGTTAGTATCAGAATTCTTTCCTACTATCCCTGCTCCAGCAACAAAGGAAAAGAAAGCAAAAAACTTGCAGGCTCCAGCAACTGGAGCCACAGCTTAATTGCAAAATTTGCAAGAAAGAAAAAATCATTACTTGACAAAATTGTAGTATTCGGGTATAATATTATTATGAAATATGTGAAAGGAAATACAAATGCCTAATTGGTGTGACAACTCAGTTCGATTGACTTCTAGTAAAGAGAAGATCGATGCACTTGCAGCAGTACTTGAGAATGAAGATGATCGTCAAGTATTTCAACACCTACGTCCTCGCCCAGCAGACCAAGAAGAAAATTGGTATGATTGGAATATCAATCATTGGGGAACTAAATGGGACTTGTCATTGATTGACTGGAATCGTGATGATGACGAAACTATTTGGATTTCCTTTGAAACTGCTTGGTCTCCCCCGATTGCAATTTACGAATACCTATCAGAAAATGATTGGTATGTAGATGCTGTCTACCATGAGGGTGGCATGGGATTCTGTGGAATTTGGCAAGATGGTGAAGATGATTATTATGAATATAATCTTGATGACTGGGAAAGCATTGACTGTTTGCCAGATGAAGTAAAAGATTTCACTGGTCTAGTTGACTATTATGAAAGTCGCAAAGAAGAACTTGAGATGGAAGCAGAAACAGAAGCATACGAACAAACTGTTACTGAGTGGTTTCCAATTGAAACTAATCCTGATAAAGTTGGTTTCTACGAAACTAAAGAAAACAACAATTGGCCATTCTACAAATTTGCACACTGGAATGGTAAGAAGTGGACTATCGATGGGAAGAAACCTAAAGATCCGATTGCATTCTGGAGAGGTTTGAAAGAACCTGTTGAGGTGTAAGATGAAAATTCTATTTGCATTTATTTTGGGTATGGTCGTTGCAACAGTTGGTGTCACTAATCTTGTTTCATTTGCAGACAAGCAAGTTAAAAATGCAAAGACTGTCATGAGGGATAATATAAAATGAAATATTGCGCTGTTGCACTTTGCTTA